CCACCGCATACGGTACAGCGCCTGCGTCTATATTTTTCATAAACACCCTGACTTTTTACCCACCTGAACCTTACATCTTTTACGACCGAATGCCCGAGCCTTGTTGCACAGTTGCATATTTTTTTGTCTTTTCCCATTATTCCACAAGTTCAAGAACAATATTTGTAAAAAGATATCTGACTGGAAATTTCCAGGCTGTCTCTATTTTTGGCGAGAATAATTTTATTGGAAATAAAACAAGCGTAAGCCTATGGCCTTGGTGTATTCTCTGCCTTAAAATTCGTTCATGGAAGCATCCTGAGTATTGGTCTATTTTAAATAACGATCCTACAAGTTGGTTTTTATATTTGGACATTGGATCGTTTGGACTTATTTCTTTTATTCTTACAATTATTGTCATATTTTGATAAAAAATGTTCCGATAATAAGTCCGGTTATAAATGACCAGAATATGAGTTGCATATTTAATTTTTGGCGATTAAGTCCGTTTTTATTGGCAAGATATTTTTGCGCTGCATATTGGCCGAGTTTTGATTCGAATGTCGGATATTGCATTTTTTAACTTTCTTTTTTGATGCGATATTTGAAATTGCATATATTCGTAAGAATTCCTGCGCCTCTATTTAAATCATCAACGGCTTGTTGAGCAGATTTTATCGAATGGTATTTTTTATATTTAATCCAATTTCCGTTACCAAACATTTCTGCAATATACTTGCTGTGATTGTTTGGGTCGACAAGTTTATACTCAACTTGTATTGTCCGTTTGCGTTTTGTTTTGCGCTTATATTTTTTAGGATTATTTTTCCACAGATTCCTTGGCAAGAACCGTTTGCCATTTTTTCTTTCAGGATGTTTTCTTTTATACTGACTCATTATGATATTATTTTATATTTCACGGCAGTAAAATAGCAGTAATCTAAAGTTGTTTTATTGCAAAAAAAGCCTATCTTTTTTGCTGAAACACTTTTATATCCAGTAATTGGTGATGGTTTAACACTAATTAATTTGAATATTATTTTATCAACAATGTCCTCTGATATTGAACAATATGCATCGTAACTTGCGATATCTGTAATTTTGATTAACATTGTCTATTATCCTGCTATTTATGGAACCGCTGATATCGGGACTGTCATCTGTGGAGTAATGTCCTTTGCAATGTCCGCATTGACGAATATAAAAACACACTGAAAACAGTAATCTGGAATTCGATCTCTACATGTTTGAGTGTCTGAAATTTGCTGCAGATCTATCGAATCGGCAGACATGTTGATTGGCACGCTGTATTCACGCAATTTTGTGTCTCCAGCTCCAAGTCCGGTAGCGCATCCATTGATAATAGACGCAATAAATAAAAAAGTTGTAAGAAGACCGAAAAAAATTATTGCAACTTTCATTTTGAGTCCTTTTTTAACATGATTTGGTTTAATTGCTTTTCAAACATTTCTTTTTGTTTAAGCATTTCACGATAACGGGCGCGTTGATCCGGAGTCATCTTGCGTATGTCATTGCCGCATCTGTCCTGCATTTGCCAGATTTGGTTTTGTAAAAAATTTATCTGGTCTTGCAGGATATAGGAATTCAGTCGAGTGCTGACCTGGGCGACATCAATTTGCTTGGCATATCTGTCTTCCAGGAAAAATGCCGCACCGGTTACGCTGACAATGATAATGACTGCCGATATGATTGAAAATGTTTTATTCATCGATTACCTTTACATGCGATTCTATAAATTCATCTGTTAACTCGTTTTCAGCCGCAATTATACGTTTTAAAAGTGCGATATTGCTTATATTGCTTTCACACCTAAAAGTTGTTTGGCAAACAACGCCAGGTTCAAGTTTTTCATTTAGTGTTAAATCACAATCTTTTACTTTGATTTTTATTATTACTTTTTTCATTGTTTTTATACCTTGTGAAGAATCTTAAATTTGCATGAAATTGTGCTTCATACATCACGTAAAACCTTACAGTAGCATTTTCTGCAAAAATTGGTTCACCTGCAACTACATACTTGCCATTCGATTTTGATACGCGATATGCCTTGCCTTTAATTAGTATTCTGTGCCCGTTACTGTAAAAATCTTTTCTGGCAAGATAGATATTATATTTTATCATTGTTCTGTTTTTGTTTTTCAGCAAGCCAGAGATCAAGCGCTTGCGTTAAAACTTCTTTCATTGTTATACCATATTTTGCTGCTATGACTTTAATTTTACGATGAAGTGATTCGTCTGCGTAAAATACAATTCGTTTATCTGCCATTGGTAATTACTGTTTTTCTTGAATTATAAAATATTTGCCGTCTTTAACAAGTCTGCCGATGATTCTTCTGCGCTGCAAACCAGACCTGCTGTTTGTAAAAAATCCAAGGTTGTTATTCACTGCGAGATATTTTCCATTTTCAAGATGGATTATCTTTTTGGGTTTGAAACTGACATCCACCATTCGATCAATAAAAAGATCAGGTGCGTTGGCGAAAGTTTCAGTTGATAAAGCGTTTACATAATAATCGGCTGCTTTACCATAAGCGCGATAAGACAAAAACGCCAATGGCTGAATCCAGCCGACAGAATAATTGATTACCTTCATGCTGAAATTTATCTTTTTTATCAAATCGATGCCATCAAGCACCACATCCCAGCGTTTGGCATCTTTTGCCGGCCAGGTGCCGAACATTGTCGTTTGGATGGCTTCTTCATGGATGAACAGGCTGAAGGTGACAAGGCCTGCAATCGACAGATAAATCAGCACGAGTGTAAAAAACATTCTTATTTTAGCCATAATCCATTTCAGCCTTTACGATTTGGCACAATGCACATGTGTTGTAATTGTAAAACGCCAGTTTTTCCATCATGTGCAAATATTGCGCATAATTTTTCGGATTGAAAACACGGATGATTTCACCTGCGGAATCCACGTCGTCATAATAAACAGCCAGCCAGCCAATGGATGAGCGCATAAGGTTGATGTGGTCATCGTATCCCCATGATATGCCAGGCTTGTTTCTCATTTTTGTTAAAATTATTTCAAATTACAAAAAAATGAAAAAGTTTTTTCTATTCTATGGAGCCTTATAAATGTGACAAAATGGTAGTTGCAATCAAGTACTCGACACCATGTCCATGGATCACGTGATTTGTTCATTAGACTGAATTCTATGATGTAAGGTTCGCCTAAAATAATTTCCCGTGTTTTTAGAAAAGGGCTTTTACTTTGTTCAACAACTGTCGGTTTATAAGATTTTTTTGCCACACAAACCGAGCATTTTGTTTTTATGCCAAGCATTTTTTATTATTGAGTTCACAAAAATATATGAATAATTGGCTAATAAGTTCTTTTTTTATTACAATAAAATTTTCACCGTTAAAAACTTTTGCATATATTGATAACAAGGGGCTTCTTAATATTTCTATATAGTATGTTTCACCACGCTTTATGGCTGGTATAATATTGTCGCCAATAACGTAATTTTTTCTTGCGATGTAAAATCCTGACTTCATTTTTTACCTATTATTTCATTATGAGTCATTTCTGAATATGCAAACGGCCTGAAAATTTGTTGCACCACTTCATTTTGAAACCAGCGATAAGTATTATTTTCGTTGTAAACGCACCATTCTGCTCTTAATCGTTCATATGCGTCCATGGACATTACGGCATGATTGTGCACATATCTTAATCGATACATATTGCCTTTTTTGATGAAAAGTTTTTTCTTTGCCATCCCATCTTTATAACGAAATAGTAAATAAAAATTTTTAGTTGCGATATATACACCACTCTTTTTTGGAAACTCTTTTATTTTTGGAGTGGGATAACTTTTCTTTCTTCGTATTGTGTTGGGTCTGTTTTTGACGGTTTTATTACTTTTTTTGGAATTCGCCATGGTCTGATTGGTTTTCTTTTTGACGGGTTGTCGGGGTAGGGAATGTTGTACCGCACTCTTTTGCATTTAATTTTTGTAAGATCAAGCTCAGTTTTGGATACTCCCTCTACTTGGCCCCGTCGTGAGTATGCCCATTGCCTGAATGGTTGAGCGTATATATGCCAGTGTCCGTCTTTTATGAATGGCTCTGACATCCTTAACGACTCACCCGGTGTAAGGTGCGCCTTGCCTTCAAGATAGTCGGCTATCCATGATCGCATTCGATGAACAACCGTGTAATCCCCGATTTCACGAACGACTTCCAAGAATCGAAAATGCATGAAAATTTCATCCCATTGCGCCTTTACCCCCTTGTTTTTCATTGGCCGCAATATTATCCACTTGCTTATTTCATTGTAAACACATTCTCTGAATTTTGAAAAAGTAGCATATGACTTTGTATCGGGGAAATTTATTTTTTTAATGTCATTGTCATGAATTACCTTCATTTCATAGCTTGCGCCTTCTTCTTGCTTGTACTTTATGATCGTAACAATATCGAGGCCAATTTTTGAACGAATGAATTCACGGATTTTTTTTCCATCTGGATCTATTTGTTTATTATATTTTGTTCCTATTGATGGCAGGACGTTTTCTTCATAATCTTTTATAAATTCTTTTGATCTGTTTGACCTTGCCTTCGCAATCGTGGCTGCAATAAAATCAGGCCGCAATGCTTTTTTCATTGTCGGCCCTTTTCCATTTCTTACAAGTTTTTTATTTGATAAATGTTTGCGATAAAAAGCGATGATTAAATTTGCGATTTCCTGGTCTGTCCATCCAGCCGCCGCCGCAAACGACGAGATGCTCAAGGCAAGCTCTGATGCGCTGTGTTTACGAAGATCGGGCCGGTTTGCGGACCACGATCTGAAAAATCTTGGCTCAACAGCCGCGAGTGCGTCGAATTTTTCTTGATCAACCTGGGCGTTTGAATTTAATACCAGATTTTCCGTGATGACTTCTTTTTCAGCGACTGTTACCGATGAGCCCTTGTAGTATTCCGATTCTGATAAAATAAATCCTTCAAAATCTTCCGTGTCAGCATAGCGTACATCGGTTTGATATATTATTTTAACCTGCTTTGGTTTGTCGGCAATTTTACGATTATATGTGCCAGGAATACGCATGACCCTCGTAACATCATATGTCGAGTCCAATTTCCAGCCCTGCTTTTCGGCCCGCTGTTGGATTGTGGCCTGCAACCTTGCATTGACGAGTTCAAGCTCATAGATTTGGTTGGGGTCATCTGTGATCAATGGTTCTTTAAATACCCACCAAGTATGAATTCCATGGCCGGTGTTGACGATAATTGAAGGATCGATTCCGTGTCCATGGACAAGGCTGACAGCGGCATCGATCGTTGGCGGGAGATACTGCTTTTCATGGGCGTCTTTATCGGCGACATCTATATCCATATATAATGCTGGCAGGCCGATAATGTCCTTTTTTTCACCGCGCTGAAATTTGCCAAGGCTTTTGTCAAAAATTCCGCACGATATATAAAGATCCATTTCCAGGGATTTTGTTTTTTGAATGTACTGCTTCGCATTTTTTAATGAACTGAAAAAGTTGCTTCGTTTTTGAGGCAGCGTCCAGATGTTTATATATGTGCCATCCGGTTTGTTGCCAAACAACGCGTCGAGGAACTTTTGTTCGTCCATGGCTCACCTCAGTTTGTCATCCCAATATTGCTTAGTGTCTCCGTATCGTATATCCCCTGGTCTATATCCGCCACGTCCATTCCTTGGTTCCCCGAATTTTATTAGCTCATAAAATACACAGCCATCCGATATTTTTAAAATTTTGGCTGTTTTTTTTGCACTTTTTGTTTTGCGATATGTCTTTATAAGAGCTTCGCTGATATATTTAAAACCAAGGTGCCATGCATCCTTGAGTCTGTCTTCCCTGAAATTAAAATTAATTGACTCGTCGAGTTTTTTGTAATTATGCCTGATCATAATTTTGCGAATAATCTAAAAAATTGTTTTAACCGATACGGCGTTATAAGGCATACAAAATTATCATTGACATCTATTACCATAGTGGTGTTGGGATCATCAGGGTGTTTGATAATTTTATATGGCTTTAATTTAATTATCTTTACTTCTTTTTCTGTATAATTTTTTTTAAAATAATATTCTGCGTATAAAAATGCGGTTCCTGCTTTTACTGTTTTTTTTGCTATATATATTCCTTCTGTTATCATAATTTTAAAAACAATTTGAAATTCTGCTCTATCTCATCTATGTTTATCCAACACATATAATTGTCATCAATATCTGTTACTCGGCTTGTTTGATAATGTTTATACGGAAACATAATTTTGTATGTTCTAAATTTTTCGAATTTTACCAACCCGTTGTCAGAAATGATTTCAAAATTATTTGTTGCTATATAAATACCTTTTATCATCTTCCGGTTTTAATTTTCCTGATCATTAACCGCATAACGATTTTACGTTCCTTGCGATTCAAAAACTTAATCCAGTTGTCACATATCGGACACCGCGCTTCCACGTGAGGTCCGTTGGTTGCTATTTTGGGCTTTACAAGTTTCCAGCAATGGCGACATTTTAATTTAATCATAATGAAAAATGCGCGTGTTGTTTTACCGGATACGCGCCCCCCGGTCCCTTGGCTGTGCGCGTTTATTGGATGCGCGCCCCCCATTTTTTATTTAAGGTTTGTGTTCGCAAGAGCATGCTTGCGCCGCATCATTGAATAATCATGCAGCGGCATCCTCTGCAGACCCGAGGCCAGAAGCATCGTGTTCATCGCTCGAAATGGACCCCTGAGCCAGTTCGGATGCCGCCTGCGTAAGATAAGGGCGGATACCCTCGGCATACTTGGCAGCGGCTTCCACATCCTCGACGGTTCCGACTTTGGAAAAGACGATCTTTGAATACTGGATTCCATCCGCATTCTTGTCTTTTTCCAGGGTCAGCTTGGTGTATACGGAATACGTCGGAAGATTTCTGCTCAGCAGGCCGTACAGGTATTTCGTGGCTGCCTTGAGCGACGTGGCCGGGACCTTGATGACATATGGCAGGATTTCATCTTGGAATGTCATGAACACCAGCCGATATTCCTGGCATGCTTTGCCGCGGCCTTTGGGCTTGGTGCCGAATTCATTCAACGGGCACTGGTAGCAATCGCCGCCGGGATCCCCGATGCCGATTGTCGAGTCGTTTGAAAAACAATCCGGAGGCGTTCCACCACCGGTATCATCGAACGACTCTTTCCAGTACGCACGGACAACTTGCGTGCACGGGATGATGCCGACCAGTTCTTTGGTCTGGATTTCACCTTCGATTGTGTCGACACTCCACATTGTGCTGCCGCCGGTCGGAACCGTGATCATGGTCAAATCCCCGGCGGAAATTTTTTCCGTTCCGAGATTTTGACGCATGGTTTTGATGATATCCCGGTTTTCGGGCTTCATGATCGCGAACTGCGCACTATCTGTTTTTGCCAATTCTTTACTTTTGCTCATTTTTATTTATCCTTGTAGCTGATTTATGGTCCTTGGTCTTTGGTCTTTGTTTTTTGGTCCTTGTCCTTGCGTCTACGACATTTCGCAAAATCCGATGCACCTTCCTTCCAGTGAGGACAAAAGATTAATATTTTCTTACCTGCACCTTGATAACGGCATTCATTTCAAGGTGCTCCGCAAGGGCCGGCGGAAGTTGTTTTTCGTCACGATAAAGTTCTCGCAGATAGCTTGCAAGCCTGTTGCTGTTGAAATTTTCAGCCACGAGTTCACCGAGTCCAGCTTCTTTTAGCGCTGCCGCAACTTTATCACGGTCTGTTTTTATTTTCGGCCAGATTTGAGTTTTGGTAAAAATCGTAACGCCGCCTTTGAGACTGAATTTTTCAATCATGGCGTCAGTCATGTTGTTGATAATGATTGGTTGCATTGTTTCCAGCTGCTTTTCGATCTCTGATAGTTTTTCTTTCATCTTTTTTTTCGCCAATGATAATCTGGCAAATTTTTGCATCAGTTCGGTATTTAAATTGTTGCCCATCATCGCCTCCGATTTTGTTGAATTAAAATTTTGAGAAAAACTATAAAATCATATTTGATTTGTACTGATGCAAAACCGAATCCACAATCCTGCGTTTTGATTTGATGGCGGAAATTATCTTGGTGTCGACCGTGCCGTTGGCGACGATGTGGTAATAGATGACTTTTCTTGTTTGCCCCGGACGATGTAGCCTTGATTTGCTTTGCTGATATTGGCCAAGCGAATAGCCGATTGACATGTAGATGCAATATCTGGCCGATGTGAGGTCTATGCCTTCTCCACCCGACGATATCTGGACAAGCAATGTGTTGGTATCGGTGGCATGCCAGATACCATCATAGAAGTCGTAAGGGCCGCTCATGCGACCTGAAATTTCACCAACTTTGCGTTGCGAAAATTCCTTTTCTATCTTATCGGTGAGTCGTCTCAGTTCGTTTCTGAATCTGCAGAATATTACAACCGGTTCTGTTTCCGGCAGGTCCCTTAAAATTTCAATCACGGTGTCGATTTTGTTGTCATCGATTACCTTCGTTGTTCCGTCGTCAAGCTTTAAATAACCACCGGCTATTTGAGCAAGCCGCAATAATTTTACAAGGGCGTTGTCGGCCGTGATTTCGTTTTTGTCGACTTCGGCGATAAATTCCTTGTCGAGTTCACGATAAATTTTCATGGCCTTGTTATCGAGATTGCAGCTGATCGTAATGTCCTGCTTTTTAGGCAAATCAAGGGCATCTTCCGATTTTACATAATGGGCCTTTGAATAAAAACGCTTGTTCAAATCATCGATGTTGATGAATTTTACGATTTGCCTGTTTTCAAATCCGCCCATTACGCAATAGCGCTGTCTGAAAATAGCAAAGCTTGTTCCAAACACAGACGGATCAAGTGCCCTGAATTGAGCATAAATGTCGACCGGGCTGTGTGGCATTGGCGTGCCTGACAAAAACAGGCGACGGTCAATTTGCCGACACAGCCTGGTCAACCCCCAGGACGCTGCGCCACCAGGTGATTTGCACCTGTGAGCCTCATCAGCGATGATCAAGTCCCAAGGTAGCGTCAATAAAAGACCGGCCTCGATTCTTCGATTTTTTTTATAGACCGGACCCATCGGTGGACGCCAGAAAGACTCATAATTCAATACAACCGCGAACGGCTGCCCGGACGTTTCTTTTTGGCGGATGAAGTCTTTAAGCTGAGTGACCTTTTTTGATACCGGCTTGTTATTGTTCAGTGCAATGACATCATAGTCTTTATGGCTGTGGATTTTAAATTGATTTGGCCATACCGACATCACTTTTTTGGGGCAAATTATTAAAATACGATTGGCATAGACGCCATTGCAATAATCGATGGCTGATTTTGTTTTTCCACACCCCATTTGATGTGCGAGGTAGAATGATCTTTGTTTGCTTGCAAGTTCCCATGCTTCGATTTGATGTTTCCATGGCTTGATCTTTGTCGGCGGGTAGCCCATATATGCCCCTTAATTTTTTTTTGGATTAACTTTTTACCGGCAGGCTCGCCGTTGGCGATATTGGTAAGATGAACCCGCGTGATGCAAAATTCACGGGCCAGTTGGGTAAGCGTAAGTCCTCTTTTTTTAACGACCTTTTTAAGTTTGGTTTCCATAAACATGGATTATACCAGGGCTCGGGGAGGGTGTCAAGAAAAATTTTACACTTAAATTTGAAGCTTCCTTAATTTCCATCAGTAATCCTTTCCATAGCTTTGTGCCACAGGAAACAATAGAGTCCGGCATCTGTTGGTTCGAGAAAATAATTCAATTCTTCGTTTGCAATGATACAAAAATTGCCATCGCTTGTAAGGCCAACAGGGATTTCCCAATTATGACCATAATTATCATATAAGCGTACAGTTGCCTTTAATTGATGTTCATCTTCTATTTCATTGAGCACATAATCGATGCTATGGAAGTAATCGAAACAGTAGACATTGATAAAATCTTTTATTTCTTCAATAAACTCACTGTGTTTCATTTGGTCGATCCTTCATTATGGATACAAGCGCGTCAGTGAGAATTGCTTGGTAAATAATGTTTATGCGCTGTTCATATTCGATTTGTTCTTTTTTCAACTGGATGATATCTTGCTGCAGATTTTTGATTTCATCAACAATTTGGATGGAATAATTGATTGGCTTGACGTTAACCTTACGGCTTAATTGGACATAGCCCCAGGTAATCATTACGGAGTATGTGATCAATGCCCCAATTACAATTATGTAATTGGTCATTGATTTTCTGTTTTTCTTGTGGTACGATTTTTTCATAGGCAGAATTTCCCAGAACCCTGTGGCTCCTTTTGGGGGTTGACGCGGTCCAACCCGGCATACCAAGCAACCTTTTTTCACAGGGGACGGTTCAGTTTTTGGCATAACTATCCGTTGCAATACGCGGAAGGTTGCATGACCGAGCAAGGGGGATGCTAATGCATTCCCCTTGTTGTTTTTATTACAGCTTTAAGATGACTTCTTTTTTCATAATTTGATATTTTACAGCCCTGCTTTCCTTGTTTTGCCTTGCCGTAAATTGCCGTGCATAATTTTCAGCATCCTGCCTTAGCCTAAACACAGCAATGTCGCTCATAATTGGTTGTTGTGTAAATTCAAAAACTTCTATTTTAAGCAGCCAAACGTATTCAGGCATGATACAATTCACTTTGATTTAATAAATTTATGAAATTCAGTTCCAATAAACGGACGCTTTTTCCTTGAATCAAGGTCATCCCAATTTTTAATGATTTGTTTGTATTGCTTTAATTTTTTATACTCGCTTTTTTTGAAATATTTTTTATACAAATCCATGCGCTGCATTAATTTTTTAGCGCTTGTTCTTGCAGAGATGTTGCCACGAAGACGTTTTAATTCAATACCTGTTTTGGCAACTAATTTTTGCATTAGTATATCATCAAAATTTAAAATGCTGCATTTCAAATCATACAAATATCCACTTGAAAATTCATATTCCCTATTTTGACCACTTCCACTTTTCAATGCTCTTTTTAATTGGCTTAAAGATTTTTTGGGTGCATATTCAATAGTGTTCTTCTTGTAATTTATATATAGATTATACCTGTTTAACATGGCCCTTTTTGCTGGCATGTAGTAAAGAGGTTTATTTTGACCAACAACTTTTAAAATTTTATCATCAGTTTGCGTAAAAACATATTCAGACAACAATTTTACGTTTTTCTCTATTTCATATTCATCACCATCGCATATCTCATACAAGGTTTTAATTGTCATCTCTTTGCAAACCATGACAACACGCTGATTTGAATTGTTTGATCTTGGTCCGTATATTGTTTTGTGTATACGGCTGCTCCCTTCAACAATAAATGCGAATGTTGGTATTGATTTTGGTTTAAAGATCGGCAAATACTTTTTTTGAGTGTCGTCGAGAAATTTTTCGTTTACGATTTGCTGCAGTTTGGTTTCACCGCTATACATATAGTTATTATCATCGTCTATGAAATATATGCAATCTGGATTTGCAAACGCAATCTGTTCGTTCGTTTTCAGCAATTTAAATATTGCAAACGATATCCCGTTTGATTCGTAATCAGAATCTATTAACTCAAATGCAATCATTTTTATCCGATCATATCGAGCTCGTTGTTGAAATTTTTCAGCATGGAATTGATCATCTGACGACCGATGCTGTTTTTAGACAGCTGATGATGGGCGACCTTTGCTCTCATCTGGCGTTCAAAGGCGGGAATGTTTGACATTTTCTGTTGGATTTCCACACATTCCTGCGCCGCATTTTGCTTTGCTTCTTCCATTTTAATAATTTCAGCAGCATCTTTTATTTGGCCCGGGAATGGCTTGAAACAGTGTGTGGACAAAACAAAGCTTGTAACTATGTTTTGAGATATTGGCCGTCTTGATTGGCTGGGGGTGCCAGCTGTTATCGCAAATGTGTATTGGATTGTATTGCGAGCATCGGCGGATTTGATTTCGTCAATTGCAATCACTTTTTTAACAGTTTGAATCGTGATATTGCTGTTGCCGATAAGTTTCAGCGCATTTTGATAATTCTTGCGCTTTGCGGCTACTTTTTCCTCAAGCTTTTTTTCATATTTTTTGATGTATTTTTCCTGCTTTTTGTTGATCGCATCTTTTAAAATCGTGATTTGCGATTGCAGTTGCTTCAGATTGGTTCGCAATTGCTTTTCAGCTTCAGCGACTGCGATTAAGACAAGATCGTTGATGTCGATTTTGATATCAGACGAGATCATAAGTTCGTTTTTCATTTTACTCTCCTTTTTTTACATGAACTTCTGTTCTTTTATTTTCAAGTTCATCGGTTACGATAAAATAAGTGGCCAGTGATTTCGGATCCCTTTGGATTTCAAGTGCAAATTTTGCGGCTTCTTCCGGACTTTCGGCGGAAATATTTATAGCCCATTCAACAAGATATTCTTTTTCCATTACAGCCACCATTTTATACAAGAAATATTATTGAAAATACGAAAAAAATTAGGGTGGCGACTTGCCTGCCGCCACCCCGTTTCATTTGCTTGCAGCAGGAATTGAACCTGCACACTATGGTTTATCATACCATTGCTCTACCAATTGAGCTATGCAAAGTGTCGTTTGTCACAAATCAAAAATTTCCAGCGACAATTTTTATACGATGCCCTTTTGCTCTACCGCTGAGCTACCCGAACGTAAATCAAAAATCATAATGTTTCATTATGAGCTTTGATTGGCGTTCGGGATCGGAATCGAACCGACGACCAAAGGATGAAATTGTCACAGATTTTCTGACTTTTAACGACCTAAAGCTATTGGGTCAAAAAGCTTACGAGTATGCCGCGCAGTTTTTCCCTCCACGCATGCGCTTCATCGGGTCGGGCGGCTTTGATGTGACATCAATGATAAAGCTTAATTTTACCCAAAACTTTTATACGATTACCCATTGATGTAGTCAATGAGTTTTTTGCCGATGACGTCTTTTTTGACGTCCACATTGTTGGCACGCTGCCTGGCTTTTTTCACGGCCCGCAGCAGCTTGTCGATCCTGCCGATGAGCTTGGATTTTTCGGCAGCTGTGATTGCCCCGCTCCAGGTGTAACGGGTGTATTTGCCGACGTTTTCCGTTTCCGGGATTTTTTCGACCTGGGCCGGGTGTTCTTTGGTTGCTTCATAAAGCACTTGAACCTTGAACTTCTTTTCGGTTTTGTAGGTTTCCTCCGGAAACTGTGTGATGAAGACATCCTTGCCTTGGGTGTCGTCAATTTTCCATGAAATGCCCGGCGGCAGTGTCGGGATTTCCAGGTAAACGCTTTTGAGTTGTTTGAGCTTGGTTTCAAGTCCCAGCAGATATGTGGCCGGTACATTTTCGGCAAGGGTTTTACCATCCACGATGATGTCGGCTTTTGCCTGTTGATTGGCCAGCTCTTTCTGAAATACCGCATCCAGATAACGCACGACGTGTTCGTTCTGGTAATCCAACCGACGTGGGACTGTCGTGGAAAGCGCCTTGCGTTCTTCAGGGGCTTCAGGCGCATTGTCATCGAACCATTTCAAGGTTCTGACAAATCCGGTAAACAGCTCGCCCTTGTGTTTGAAAACCTTTGCGGTTTCCAGTAAGATTGCGTTGTAAGTTGACTTCAAATCCGCTTCGACTGCCAAAAGTTCATGCAATTTCGCCATTTTTTTACTCTCCTTCCGGTTCCATGAAACGCAGCATGATCATCACGCATTTGTTCGGTTTCAAACGGCCCGGCCAGAATTGGCTCAACGTCTCCGAGAACGATAACGAGATATAATTTTTTCATTATAGTTGTTTTCTTTCGATTCGATTTGCAGTTTCACGAAGTGCTTTAACCATATCTTCGCGTTTTGCGTTTGAAATATAATTTGCTTTGGTTTTTTTGAATGTATTCGGTTCCATGAATATATATCGTTTTTTATTTTCGACAAATACGCATTTGATTCCACGCAGCTTGCTTGAATAGCACATATTTTTCCAGTCGGAAATAAAAGACACCTTTGCTTTTGTGCGCCCCCATACATATTGCGGAAAAAGTTTTCTTAAAACAGGAATTGTCACACGTTCTTGAAATACCGTGCGTGTAATTGGCGACGCATTTTTTACCATTGCGGCAATATCTTTTTCGTCAAAGTCGTCTTCTGTTCCGACGTAAGTAAACGAATTTATCGAAAACTTCGTATATCCTTTTGTTATTTTAATCATATCGAAAAAATACAAATAAAAAAAAGGGGTCTTTCGACCCCTTTAATTGATTCAAGTAAAGATCATTCGTTTTTTCGGAGATTGAATCCTTCGACATATGCATTGGCAATAATTTTTAAAATCTCCGGGTCTATGTTTACAATGCTGACCACATTTTCGTTATAAACCTGACCTCCTGCAAGTTCTATTAATTTTACGAACCGGTTGATCAGAATGGGATTTGTTTTTACATATTGCTTCAATGCAGCCGAGATTTCGTTGATCCCTTCAACGGTAAGCTTACCTTCAGTTGCCAGGGTGTAAACATTGCGTAATGCAAGATCTACGTTTGAAGGCAATTTGGCGACTTCATAACCGATTTGCATTGCAATCGTTTCAATAGTGAAATCGGTCAAGGCAGTGCGTTTGGTATTATTGCCATTCATGCACCCGACAAATGAGAAAAGAGCGATAAAAATAATAATCAAAAATTTGTTCATTTTACTTCTCCCCGTTTTTCGATTAACATTGCAGTAAGAAGGGCTTTCGTTTTGTCATCTGATCCTTTGGAGCTTCCGAATGACCAGTTGATAAGCGTGGTAAAATTCGTAATCCAGCATCCGGTCATCAAGCCAATGTTCTCTTTGAGCAACGGAGGCAGTGTGCCTGGATGCGATTTCATCGTGAAATAAAGATACGTTAAAAAAATAAATCCAACAGTTACGACGGTTGCCAGGATAATCTGTCCGATAGACATGCCTCTTTTCATTTTTTTGAATCCCTCCTATCTGGCCGTGCGTTTATGTCATACAAACGACTTCGATATACTTTTACCATCATTCTGATAATTATCAAAAATTTTATGGCAACTGCAGGAACGAAGCTCCATGACCACAATTCGGATTCCATTAATTTGTAATAGGCAGCAATATCTGAGTTGTATAAGGCATTTGCATATAATCCAATTGCTCCCATAAAAGCAGACGCGAGGAATAAAAGCGTTACGTAAATATAAACCTCGGTGGCCGCTCCGATTTTTATCCACCACCACAAGAAAAGGCCGAATCCATAGATATTCACGCAGATCGCAATTATAATCAGAAACGTTTGATGATCAATAAGAAATATTGACATTATTTAACGTCACATTCCTTGATCATCCGCAAAGCACATTCTGGATCTTTTGCGAATATGTCCTGAAACAGTTCTGTTTCGCCGTTTAGTGTCGCCTTGGTGACTTCATTAAGCCTTTTGTCAAGCATCATTCGCTGCTGTTGGGCTTGGCTGATGACGGTTTCAGCGGCAATGCCTTTAATCGTGAAAGTTTTTTCCAAAACCTCATTTTACCCCCTGGAGCGGCTTCTGTTTACGAGTATTTCAAGCAGTGTTATCATCTTCGCTTGCCTTTCGATATCGCTTTGAGTGCCTTTTATAAGCGATTTTAAAGTTTCCTCTTTTTTAACAAGCAGTCTATATAATAGATAGACAACTCCCATAAGTGCAATTACAGCCGGAGCGAACTTGAACAGCTCAATAACGGTCGGATTTTCAATTGGAATTGTCATACAACAAATGTCCCTTCCAGGATTGTCGTATAAAGATCCGAACGACGCTTACGAACGTCATCAAAATCATCCGGATTGATTCCACGCCAACCCTGTTTGTTAAATCCAGTTTCAAGCCCCGCTGCCAGTAGGAATTGGGTGGCATATTCAGAGCATACCGGCCAGTCCAACGGCATAAATTTCATGTACCTGAATTTTAAAGGTTTGTCTGAAAATTTTCGTTTTATCCATGCGTTTATCATATCAAATCCATGAAACAACAATCGATGGACAGGATATATTTGGCCGATATTGTCAAGCAATTCTTTTTCACCATTGAAATATGCAGCACTGTCGACACCTTTATGCCTGATGATGCACATTTCTTTTTGGTGATATTTTCTGATGTGATTTTTTGAAATCCGCATTACGGATTCATAGATCATGCCGTTGACATTAAATTCATGCGTATCTGAAATGGCAAATACAAAGGTGTGTCCATACGTACTTTTTCCGGTTCCGTCTTCAAGACCTTGGCCGAAATTAATCAGCTTGCCGATTCCGTTTGGATTTTTTGTCAACCCGATATCCCCTGGTTCACACAGTGCGAGTACATCTGTAATTGTAAACATATTGCCCCCTTTAGAACAGGTAGCCGAATAATTCAACAGTGGCCGTGGTGTCTGCCGTTGCCCCCGTAACCGGAATGATGCCAAACACATCTCCAGCATCAAAGACGGTTATTTTCGTGTTATCATTGGTGATTATAAAATAATCTGTCGTGGCTGTCATGGATGAAAGATCAACGGTTTGCTTCCAGGTGTCGGCACTGGCCCCATCGCCAAGGTCATAGTCGGTGCCACCGGCCAGACTGCCGGATGGATTTCTGATGACGACTTTTGTGACCACCATTGACAACCCGGTGGGCACTGTGAATACGTCTGTCTTGCTGTCTCCATTTTGCATATCCGCGGTTACAGACGCTAGCATGATGTCAGCCGTGCCAAAAACCGGCGCGGATGTGGTTCCTGCGGATCTTAAAATTTTGTATGCCGCTGCAAGCGAGAGCTCTTGCACATGCGCTGATCCATCGGAATAAAAAAGCTTGTTGTTGCCAGCCTGGTGGTCACTGGTGCTGGTCATTGAATGCAATTGCGTGTGAGAGGCACCCGAAGACGCAAGGACGTTCCATGCCGAAGAATAATATACGTACAGGGAATCTTCGTCATTGACCCACACCCGCATCCCCTCTTTCGGAGTAACCGCATACCAGGTCGAACCGATATAGGCGGCAATGTCATTGACAGAAAAAGATGACCAGTTGCCTGTCGCTGAATCTACAATATAAGCATCCCCATCGGATGGACTGCCTGGAGGTCCACTGGAGTTGCGGTCCAATACGCGGATTGTAAATGCTTCGATTTGACGCAGCGCGGTATTGTGTGTTACGTATTTGCTTGCCTGGGCTTCGACAAGCTCATCGAGGGATAAAATTGGGGTTGACATTTTTTTCTCCTATTTTTCCAATATTAATATATTTTTGATTTTATCGCAAGCGCTTATCCCCACTCTCCTAAATTGTCGAATAATGTATAATATGTTGCTTTTATCCATGATGAAGATCGGATGATAGCTGAAATACGAATTTCACATATTTTACCATCAAATTCACGATCTGATCCAGAATTATTACGAGCACCGATCCACATATCATTTGCCGAGTCATTTGCAAATGAACCAGCTGGAGTACTATTTTCTGTGATAGAAAGGGATGTGCCATTTTTATAAATAATTGCATCATTTGCCGTAGATGAGCTATTATAACAAATTGCGACATGATACCAAGTAGACAATGAAAAACTACTGGCAGGTGTAGACCATTTACCATTTGCTGTTGTCCATGGTGCAAGAATGGATAATAATTCTTGTCCTGAGTCTCCGTCAACAAAGATACTAAATCCGTCATTATTTACATTTGCTTTTTGTATTATTCTACCCCAGGAACTTTCACCCCATCCATTCATATTGAAAACAGCTTCTATTGAAAATGTTGTGATATTATCAATACTAGAATCACTACCGCAATTTATGTAATCGTCTATACCATCAAATTCAATTGCCTTTCCAGATTGACCATCAACAAGATCTGTTGATGTCATAGTGCCAGCTGATGTTCCATTATTGCCATTAGATGTAGAATCTTTGATTGCTCCAGAACCGTTACTCGGATCTTGAGCCATATGATAAACGGCTTTAAAGTTATTGTCCCATACATTCTGGACGACGCTATCTCCAGTATTGCCGACATATGTCGTGTTATCAGCATGTCCTGAGTCATAATATAGATAGAGTTCTGTGTTCGCACTGGATGATATCGTCGGGACCTTTACATGCAACGCAGCTTTTTTATTCGTTGAATCCCATTTTTCGATTTCGACATAACATTGCGTGGTCCCATCGGAAGTCGTAACCGCGATTTTCTTTCTGTCAGAGTCAGCAATTTCTGTAAAGATTGCCGTGAGATCTTCATCATTTGTACCAGCCGATGTACTTAGCAGCAGTGCTACTGGAAAATCAGACAAGCTTGAATCTATTTTTGAACTGTCGATTGTAAATTTTTTCCTGTACTGCCAATCGGTAAGCCAGGATGCCACACTGTCTGAAGTCAATGTTATCTTGGAATTTTGTAGGCTTAATTTTCCAAGCTCGCAGTTATATGCCACCAAACTTATTTTTGAATCATTCGGACTTACTGATTGCCGGGTTGTTGTCGACACACTATCAGAGGTGAGCAGCAGCTTTGAGTCTCCGGGAGTAATTGTGCGCTTCGTATTCGTTGCGCCTACCGTGGCTGTGGCAGGATATCCACGACCGACGACAGTAGATTTCTGATAGACCTTAATTACGACGTATTCCACGACTGCTCCGAAGTCGGCAATTTGCATGGCTGCGGTATACGTGTATTGCGGATCTGTTAAATCAGAAACAGTCCTTACGATGGTATCCTGATCAAAAAATTCAATGTCATACAATTCGGAGTCTTCTGCATTTTTTGTAGCAACAGAAAAATCCGCCCATTCGGATTCTCCATAGACACGATCGCGCCTGGTCCACGTGATGTTTATATCATTTGATGAGTTGCGCAGTCCATTTAGGTGGCAAGGAGAATAGCATTTCAATCCAATTGCCGTATTGGTAAAACTTATGTCGGATACATCGTGGATTGATTGCCCGAATGAAACCGCTCGATAAGTTTCCTCCTGGTTTATTTCTGAACTTCCAAGCGGAATTCTTGCAATATTGCTGTCAAGCAGAACAAACAGATCTCCGGTTTGATGCGTTTCGATTGCCCAGGCGGTGCCTTTTCTGCCACGTAAAAGCGTGTCGATCGTATATGTCCCGTCTGCATTTAATGTCGCATTTTGAAACTGAATTATTTCCCAGCGTCCATGAGCCCCGACAGCCGCGCCATTTGAACCATTTAACATCGCCGCCTGGGTGATGCTTGAAAGCGTACCTGAATACATTCTGACGGTAAGCGTGTTTTCTCCGTCGATTACAGCGGTTCCGCCTGCCTGCAATTTTGTCGTCGTAACACCGGCAGACGCATCGGATGTAATCGTTTGGATTTGGTTCCAGGTCCCGCCGCCATCTGATGAATAATAAACCACACACCCCGGCCAGGCCGACGCAAGCCCATATGCGGCGACATAGAATCCTGCATTTGAGTCGATCTCATAAAAAACCGGCGTGTCAAGAAAAACGAGGCTGGTGGGGCTTACGGTGGATGGCAGTTCAAGTTCAAAGTCCCCGGAAGATGTGGTTAGCGATGATGTGTACGAAGACGCGTCTTGCTCTGATTCAGATTGTATTTTCAACAGACCGCCGGAGATGCTCATTTGGGTAATGCGGCTTCGTTTAGAATCAACGATAATTGGATCGGCAGGTGCCAGGAAAATATTTTTTGCATAGCTTGAAAGTACATACCTTACGTTTGCGCTTCTTCTTGATAACAACAATTTTTGAGCCGTTTGCAATGCGGTGGTGGCGTCCATTACGATTGGCAAGTTGACATCTATCTTATTTTTTGTATCAGAAAAATATATTTTATAATTCTGTGCGCTTTGGGTATAATTTCTTCCGAAGTGTAAGAATTTAACTGTAATTTCTACCGGAAACTCAACTTCATTTATAAATGTTGATTCAACAATATCTAATTTTTCATCATTGCCGAATGTTTTTGCCATTAATTGTGTTGCCGGGATGGTTACTGCGCTGATCGAATCTCTTTTCACAAACTTTAAAACTTTGTCGACCTCGGCAATATCGAACAAAAACATTTTTTGCAGTGGCTCTATCGCGTTTCTGGCCGACATCACATTTGTTCTTGCATATCCTATTAAATATAAATCATTTACAAGAGATGTATTTGTCTGATGAATACATTTTTACGATGTCATTCGACTTGAAAGCAACAAGCCATTCGTTGTCATAGTAACCGAATCCGCCGATTGACGAATAACTTCCCCAGCTTGATTCGGTTGTCAAAAGCGATGATGAAATTCCAGAATATTCGCAAATCTTATCGCCAGCATAATCGAGCCACATATTTTCTGTACTTGGATTTATGTCGATGCTATTCGGCGCAAGATTTGTCGAACCTGTTGGGAATGTAGGCGTAAACCCGTAGGCGTATTCGAGCGTGTCAAATGATGTGAATTTTACAATTTCATCTCGCGATGATTCGGCAACGATTAACTCGGCATCGTAAACTGTTATCGCGGTTATATTTATCGACGTTGGCGATGATTGCCATGGAGTGTATTTTTCCTGTATATTTTTTGAAGATGTTACCGCGCTGCTTATCCCCGTATGATATAAAACTTCGATTGGTTTTGATGAGTTATTTGTGTTCCAGATTGTTATTAAATTGCCATTATAGATTGTCCACCCGCCAAGCGAGTGATCCGAGCCTGCATAATCCTCATCATTATAAATCGGGTAATCGAATGAAAGGGTTTCAGCTCCTGTTATTTTATCATATCTTATAAATTTTTTTGTAGACGTATTGCATAAAACCATATCTCCAGTGTCGGTAATGTTTATTCCTGAAATATTTGATGTCGATACTGAAGTTTCAAATTTTTCGTTAAGATTGCTTCCATGTGCAAATACTTCGACGCTTACATTGGGGATACGATTCCCATATTTTTTTAATTCCAAATCATCAAATACTATATAACACAGCCCCCTATATGCAGGCACTTCACCAACTCCGAGTTCTGCTTCCATTGTTGGATCGGCTGTCTGCGTTTCACTGCCAGGGTATACTGTATATACTTTTCTATTTGTTATTGTTATCTGCAGATTTTTCATTGAGAGGTCAGATGTTGATGCTGATTTCCAGACATCTGAACGATTGTCGATATAAAGTTTTGTATCGAGCCAGATTCGTCCTATACCTAAAATTTCGCCTTCACACAGCCCTACTGCGAACGAAACTGAATACGTATAAGTAGTGTATTCTGTTTCGCCTCCGCCACCTTTTCCATCGCGGCTACTTTTATTGTGCCTTTTTTCCTTTAATTCTGTCGCCCAAATAAGATTTCCAGAAACTCGGAAAGCGCCAAATACTTCAGGTATCGGAGCGCCATACGTTGATGTCTGAACTTTCAAATCTTCCATTCTTGGGCCTTCATGCTTTTCTTTAGTGGCAAAAAGCATGCTGCCGACATAAGATCCAACAGCCCATCCGATAGCAGACCCGATTGCCATGTATGCGGTTCCATATGTAAGACCAGCGCCTATTAAATAACCAGCACCGGCAAATGCCAAGACAGCCATTTTTTTATACTCCGTATCTAATCATTGCATTCATTCATCCACACTTCGTAAAGATAATAGTGGTATTCATACGGTGATGTTAAGAATATCATGCGATAGTTTAAAAAGCCATAATAATTGTCAAAAGTTATTGTTTTAGTTCCAGAAGAATTCCAGTCTTCTCCCATTGTATATAGGGTTAGCTGATTTCCTGAAAAATCATTATCGCAGCTTGCCTGGACAATTACACCATATATTGAATAATTTATTTTTAATGATATTTTTCTGATACATTTTAAATCGTCAAAGTCTATTTGAATTCCATTATAATATTTTCCAGTATATCTTCTTGTTAAGCCATAATAATACGTGCCAGTGTTGTTATCGAACGCCTTGTATATTTCTGATGATGAAAAATAAGACAAATTGTTAAGCGAATTACCGCTTAATCTTCCGAATGTATTGTTGACACTCGTAACATCTGAGCTATATACAGAACATGTCGATTGACTCGCTGGCATCCAATTGATTACGTTATCAAGTGTTTTGATATAGCTATTCGTAAAATAGCTGTTTGCTTCCGATATGTCGAATTTCATATTATATATTAACGACCCGTTAAAATCAGCACGGATCATTGTTGCCGTATATGAAAATGAATTGCTTGACTGTTCATAAGTTTTAAGCACTTCAGTTTTGTCAGCGGAATACACGTCGACTTTAAATTGCTGTGGGTAGTCTATGCTTAAATTCGACGGACCGTAATCCTGCCATTCATTTTCATAATAGATTCGATCTCTTTTATGCCATGAAAAATCTATCGTTCCATTACCGTCTGGAATTGCGCGTTCATGGCAGACAGCCAGTGGCTTCATTCTTATATTCGTATTAGTAAAATAGGTCGTTGCGAACGAATCGATAAAACCGCCAAAACTTACAAATTTATAGGCGTATTCGATTCCGATCTCGTTTGCCTGGGATTGTATATTGGCGATTGAATTTTCATCCAGGAGTATAAAATGATCACCGTTTTTATGATTGCCGGTATTCATTTCAGTGCCGAGTCTTCCACGCAGCAGTGTATCTATCGTATAAGAGCCATTGGCATTTAAGGTTGCGTTGACAAACTGAATTACCTCCCAGCGACCATGCTCGCCAATTAAAGCCGCATTTGCCCCATTTAGCACGTTTTGTTTTGTTGAAGAAGACAGGCTGCCGTAGTTAAGCCATACTGTAAGTTCGTTTTCAGAATCGAAGACAGCCGTTGTGTGGTCAGACATCTTTTCTTCTACATATCCGATTACGCACGGCTCATCGATCGTTTGATACTGCTCCCATGTAGTTTCAAGATCAGATGATTTAAAAAGCACAGCCCCGGTCCAGGCATCACTTATTCCGGTTGCGACCACATACATGCCTGCCGTATTATTTGCTTGATTTAAAATTGGAATATCGAGCAGAAACCCAAATGTCTGTTCAGTTGTTTTTGGCAGTTCAGGCGAAAAATTATTTTCAGAAGTCGTGGCTGTTGATGAAAATTGCAGTTGAGATGCGCTGTTGAATTCTATTAAATTTGCCGAGATATTTGATTCGGTTATTCTGAAATCAACACTGTCGATAGTTACAACATCTGTCGGAATTATATCTATGTGTTTATTCGTTAATGAAAAAATGTTTCGCTTATTATTGCCATGGGCTGACACCAATATATTTTGAGCCATTTTTATTGCTTCTGAATTATACATTACGATTGGAATTTCCATTACAAATTCATTCGTATAATCAAAGTGCTCCATTGAATACGATTGCGTTCCGATTTCATAGTTCCTGCCGGGATGCATGAACCTTATTTTTACGCAAGATGGAAGCTCTGATTTATTGGCAACCGTAATTTTTTGGGCATCTACGTTTTTGTCTTCCTTTGATGCCATCAAATCATTAGATGATATTGTTTTTGATGACGCATTATCTCTTAAAACAAATTTTATTTTTTTATCAACCTCTACAATATCAAACAAGTATGCCATTTGAAGCGGCTCTATCGCTTGTTTCGCAGCCATTGTATTGGCTTTGATATATCCTGCAAACTTAATATTTTCAAGATCTGTCGCATCTATATATTCATTTGCAATACCAGATTCATTGCACAGATATTTTACTACCGTATCAAGCGCCGGCCAGTACGTTTCATCATATTTTGTATAGGTTATTTTGTTTAACGTAAATTCATTTTTATCGAGCAACCCTATTCGCCCGCCGTTGTCAGAGTACCAGCCAACCCATTTTTGGCGATAGCGACTATATGCTATTCCATAATCCGGAGCTTTTCCTGCTGTATGATCTGATTCTTTATAATCGAGTACTTTTGATGAAACATTTTCATACTCAATATATCTTACATATTGCACACATGGCGTATTTGTAAGCCACATATTTTTTGTTTCTGGATGGATGACAGGACGTACAAAATCAAGGGCCAAATTTGAAAAATGCGATGTGCAGCTTACGCCAGACGGACCTTGCAATTGAACTGTTTTTATCCAACTGCCATTTTCGCGAATGTGTATTAGACGATCTTCATAATATGATTTCGCAAAGATTATTTCTTCATCAACCAATGTTGCATAGCCATCGGAGTATTGTCCGAAGTATGCACTTCTTATCCCATAATCTACTTCCTGAGATATTCCAACATGATGAATAATGAAACAACGCCCAGGATAATTTGGGTTGATATCAAGTGCTGCTCCAAGCCAAATCGTAACAAGGTGGTTGTCTCGGCGTGGGTTGTATCGATCTTCGAGAACTTCCATACCTATAAGATCGTACTCATTTGTTGTTTGGTTTTCTCCAATCATACTGCCAAAATATATCGACACATTTTTTGTTTTCCCATATTGATCAACCCATGCGAATGGACATGTCGGGACTCCAAATTCTTTTATTTTGCGATTGCTTAACCTGTCATATACTGTAAATGTACCCGGATCTGAATTTTGTTCGCGATTATAAGTTATGAGATTATCGTAAATATCTACTGTGAGTGAATTCATTGATTTTGCTGCCAGCGGCATAAAAAAATTTTCTTCACTGGTTGTTCCGAGCACGAATATTTCAAAATTTATATTTGGAATTCGGTTCCCGAATTGCCCGAGCTGCAGATCTTCAAATACGATATATGCCGTGCCCCTATAGGCCGGGACTTCACCTGTTCCGAGATGAGATTCAATGACCGGATCTGCAGTTTGCGTTTCCGAACCTGTATATACAGTAATACTTTCGATGCGTTCATCTGTAATTGCCAGGTTTATGTACGTGTTATTCGGATCTTCATCATCCCAAACATTTTTGCGAAGATCGAGGTATATGATGTCATCCATCCATATACGGCCAAGTCCTGCTATCTCGCCTTCACAAACAGCCACCGCCAATGATACGGAATACGTATAAGTAGTGTAGGCGCTGCCTGAATATCCACCCTTGCCATCGTTGCCGTATTCTTTTTTATGCTTCGTTTCTTTAATATTTGTCGACCAGATAACATTGCCGGCCACCCTGCCTGAACCGAATATTTTCGGAATCGGAAGGCCATAGGTGGACATTTGCACGCTCAAATCATCAAGGCGCGGGCCTTCTTTGCTTTTTTCATTGTCTTTAAATATTAAAGACCCGACATAGGAGCCGATGGCCCAGCCGACAGCCGTGCCGATCGAATAGGTGGGGGAATTGTATGTAATCGCAGCACCGGCAACCGCACCGGCCGATGCAGTGCCGAGCGTTGCCATTACGCGATGTCCTTGGTTTTGAAATGTTCAATCGGAATTGTTTGAGGAAAACGAAACGCCAGTACGATACGATCGCGCCATTTCTGGTCAAGCCCGTGCTCAACCACGCGCCCGACCTTCTGGTAGCTGTGGATGATACCAAGCCGTCCATCAGGTAAATTTGATATGATGCCGACATGGTGCGGGTCATTGCGCCAGGCAATTAATACCGCGTCAGCAGGCTGGATTTTGTTAAGCGCAATTTGAATCATTTGGGATTTGAAAAGATGTTCGAGTTTATGGCTGTTCGGCAGCCTGCCATAGCCTTTTAAATCGACGAATTTCATGTCGAGTTTTTTGGCGCAAGCCACAACAACGCCAGCGCAGTCGCAGCCAGCCATTGAGCGTCCCTGGTGATGGAATGGAACTCCGATCCATCTTCTAGCTTCATCGATAATCTTGCGCTGAGTTGTATTTATCAATGCAGCGACGGATACTGGAGCATCTTGTCCACACCCGGCACGTCCGGGAATCCCCTGAAGTTGACCAGATTGTTGAATCGATTCTTGCATTCGTCCTTTGTTTTCTTGCATCCTTCTATCATGTTGAATGTATCGCCGACAGTTATATTAAACGGCATCGGAAGGACAAGTTTAATCGTTGACGTCCATTGCTTTATTTCCATTGACAGGCCGTCGTTGTCGCCGGATGTGAATTCAACACGGCCATTTATATAATCCGTGCTGCCGCCCGCGGTCGCGGCTATTGAAAATTCAGACCTGTCGGTAATAGCCGTTACGGTAGCTGGTGTGGTATACGAAGATTCGGTAAGCCCGCACCTGCTGTCACAAAACTTCGCGTCGCAAGTCGGCAAATAAACCCTGCCGATATTGTTTTGCAAAAGCTGGCTGAGGCTTCTGAATTCGGCGTTAATATAGGTGTCATGCAGCGTGATCTCACCGATATAACCATAGGCAAGCGTTACGTGGCCGTCGGCTAAAGATTCGTAATTAACCTCGAAAATCCACATTTTTGCTTTTTCGTATCTGCCTGCAATAACATCGGTTTTAGTGATTTTCTCCGAATTTAACACCATTTCAAAATTCAGATTGTCTGCCGCCAGGTTGTCGTTGGCTTCAATATTTGTCATGGAACCTGACGACAGGGCTTCATATGTCGTCCCATCATAGACAATATCCTGGTCATGGTCTGTGAACCCGAGCACGACGCTATCTGTCCTGGTAATTTTCCAGCAACGGGCGATTGTGCGTACTTCGCCAGCATAATGAGTCAAAAGATTTGTCGAAATACTGCGTGGCATTTAAAACCTCTATGGCTGTGGGACTGAATGATATTTTAATTCAACGACCGGCACCGAAAGATCGCCAGCTTCATAATCTGAGTATACGACTGAAATTTTGTCGACGTTAAACCTTACTGGCACGTCGAATTCATAGCCAGCTTTTACGACAGCACTGGATGCCGGTGCTGATGCAAAGGTTACGATTCCGGTTGTCGTGTCAACTGTCCAACCACTTGGTTGGCTTACGTCATCTATAGAGATAACGACCGTGCCGGACACCGGCTTGGTGATGTATCGTGTGGTTGTCATCGAACCTTTTATGTATTTTTTAATAAGCTGAAAGTCTGTTTCAGCGCCGTCTCCAGTACCAATCGTCTGGTCGGTATCAGATAACGTTTGATTTACAGCGCAGCTTTTATAATCCGCAAAATCTTTATACCGAAATCCATACCCGCGACCCTTCACTGCATGAAAAAAATCGACAAGGCTGTATAGATCTTCTATTTTTCTGATGCCATAAGCCACATCGTACTCATGCCTGGCGTAGCTCCACATCACATCCCGTTGCTCATAGCCTGCACCATATTCAACAATACGCGTCGAATAGGCAGGTCCCCCGGCAGAGCCATAAGCGATGTTGTCCGGAAACCTTGGAGTTTCTAAAAAGCTCATGCGTTTCTCCTCATTGCTCGCTGCACGGACATGCCAAGACGAGTTTGCAGTTGGTTCATGGATTGTGGCGGAAGTTTTCCATCCGGGGCTTCAACTGTAATGAAAAAATCATTTTTGACCGTATTGGTATTTTTGTTTTGTGTACTGGCTACACCGAGCTTACCATCCGGCATTCGAGTCAACGGCAAAACACCTTCAGGGCCGGCTTCTCCGATTTGGACGCTCGGAGATACCATATTCGATGTGATTACGCCACCGGAAGCGAGTTTGAGCGTATCATTATCGTAAAAATCCATACGATCCGTAATGACACCGCCAGATGCTAATTTTTTAAATATGGTCGGTTGTGTAATCACAGCTCCGGTTGCGGCCATCGCACGGGAAGGATCATAATGGGCGACACTTCCACTTGACACACCTGTCCCTGTACTTGTTCCCATGCTACTGAATCCGCCTATTATCGTTTTGATAAGCCCTTCCGCCCACCCACCACCGGTACCGCCTTGCGTCATGCTGCCGAAAAGTCCCTGGGCGAGTTTTGACGACAGGTAATCCGCAACCATTCGATCGATCATTTTTACGAAACGATTCCCGGTTTCATCGAACAAGTCCCATATGGTTTCAAAATCCGCCTGCATGAAATCAAAGAACCCATCGGACAGGCTTTCCTGGGTGGCTGTGATTATTTTCTGCATATTCTCAGCCGTTTTTTCAGCCATGGTCGTCGTTTCAAGGGTGGTTTTTTTACGCAGTGCTTCGATTCCGTTGGCAGCATCTTCGGTTTGCAGCAGGACATCGACTTGAATTTTCGTCCTTTCCCTTCTTGCAAATTCAGCAGCTCCTTCAGTATCTCCTGTAAGCCGTTCAATTTCTTTTTGTCTATATTCCACCTGATCAAGCATGTAATCTGTTTGAGCTTTGCTGTATTTTTTTGTTACCGAATACATTTGCTGCCAGGCTTTAACTGTATTTAAAATTTTATCATCGTTTAATTTTTTGAATCTTTGCGTTTTTGTGATTTCGACTTCCTGCTCCATTTGAGCCGCACGTTTTGCCAGCTCATTCTGAGCCACTCCTTTTTTTGCCATATCCTGCAGGATTAATTTATTACGAGTTTCTATGATATTGATTTCTTGAAGGATTTTTTCAACACGATAATTATAAAGAAAATCCGTCATTGTCTTGGATTCTTTAAAATATTGTTCATCAAGTTTTACACGATATTTATTTTGCTTTTTGAACAGCTCAAGTTCAGCCTGCTTTTTGACAAGCGGAGCACTGCGCTTGCCGGATTCAAACCGTTCAAGGCGCATTTGTTCCTGTTCGATTTTGGCACGTTCAGCTCTTAGCAACGGCTCCGCCATTATACCAGTTTGCGAAAATGTTTTTTGCATAATGGCCAATTCACTTTGGGAAATTTTTACCTGATCGGCAAAGAATTTTTTTAATTCTAGAGCAAATTCAGCTTGTTTGCGCAATTTTTTACGCATATCCTCATCGACATAGCCAGCCATCTGATCATTGTAATGCTTGATTTTATTCAATTCGTTGTTGTAATATTCATCGGTCATTATGCCGAGTCGATCATAGACCATGGCATTGGCTTCCACAGTCTTTTTTAGGCCCTGCTGGTCAAGCTGCCATTTTTGTTCGGCTGCAATTTCATCGGCTTTTTGTTTTGGCTTTTTGACGCCTTGAGATCTGAAAAATTTTTCATTTTGCTGGCGTTCGTGTTCGATTCTGATCAGCCTTTGCTTGAAATATTCAGCATCCATTTTACCAGTCATCTGATAAAAGCGTTCAAAGGCCCTCATTACCGATTTAAGCCGCTTTTGATCGAGCTGGTACATTTCCTCGTTATAAAGCGAGATCGCCTCAGGTTTGCCCAATCCGAGCCGTCCAATACGTAATTTTTTGTTTTCACGGATAAGCTCGGCTTCGGCTTCATATTGTTCTTTTGTCATTATCCCGACTTTGGAATAAAAATCCTGGTAATCTTTTAGCAACGGAGCCATGGCTTTGCGTTTTTGTTCGAACATCAAGGCATCTTTTAACGTTTGCACTTGCTCGGGTTTTATAACCCCTTGACTTTGCAAGATTTCGACTTTATGCATAATTTCGCCAAGACTTTTGTTAACCATCCTGGCCATGGTAAGCTTGGTGGCGAATATTTTATTCGCATCGACGATGGCCTTGTCGATGCCTTTTGTAAATTCTTCGCCAAAAACAGCTGCGGTTCGGTTGCCCATGCGGACAATTTCATGAGTATCTATTTTTTGCGGCTTATATTTTATAGTTTCTTTTCCTATTTTGTACTCGATAGGAGTATCCAATGGAGCAGTGATATGCTTAATGTTGTCTTCTATGAATTTTTTGTATTCACGACGGGCCTTTTCTTCGTCTGATTCAAATATCCACTTAACGATTACCTTCGCATCGTTGATAATTTCAAGTGGTGCGGGTGTCATTGCCCTTATAACAGACTCACCGATTTGGCTTTTACCTGTAAGCCTTGAAATTTCAGCCTGTTGATGCATATATTCATTTATAACATCAACCGTTTTTTTCAATGCAGGACCGGCAGATTCGCCTACAAGCCTGATCATTTCACGGAAGCTACCTTTAAGATCTTCAATCCCACGTTTAGCCGTGTCGCCAGCTGCCTGATCAAGCATTTCAAATTTCTGGCGCATAATGTCAAGAGCTTCTGCTGCGTCATAACCGGCCTTGCGCAGTTCAATTATTTGATCTGTCGATTCTGACAATTTCATCGTGCCACTTGCATCAGCAGCCCGCG